ACCTATGTTGGACGTAAGCGACTGATTTATGAGAGAGCATTCCTTTCTTTAAGGGTGAAACCCCTACGAAAGCGAGATTCATATGTGAACTGGTTTTCAAAGACTGAAAAACAAACATTCTCTGGTAAAGAGCCGGTACCAAGAGGGATAAGTCCAAGGTCCCCTAGGTATCACGTCGAATTAGGTCCGTATATAAAGCGGATTGAGAAAGAAATTTATACAATGTTAGGAAAGTACAACTCGTCTCGTGTAATATTCAAGGGTTTAAACGCGAGGGATAGAGGAGTTGCACTCCGTGAGCACTGGGAAGTTTTCCAAAACCCAGTAGCTATTGGACTAGACGCGTCCAGGTTTGACCAACATGTGAGTTTAGAGGCACTGAAGTGGGAGCACAGTATATATAGGAAATACTACCCGAGAGATTCCAAATTTGCTGAGCTACTAAAGATGCAGCTAAAGAACAAATGTTATGTTAACCTACCCGATGGGTCGTTCCAATTTCAAGTCGAAGGAAAACGAATGAGTGGCGACATGAACACGGCACTAGGAAACTGCTTAATAGCATCTAGTCTGGTACTCACGTACTGTAAACTCAAGGGAGTTAAGTGCAGAGTAGCCAATGATGGAGATGATATAGTCCTGGTTATGGAAAGAAGAGACACGCGGAAAATAACAGATCTCAGTGAATGGTTCTTAAATATGGGTTTTAATATGAAGATAGAAGCACCAGTTTACACATTCGAGGAGATAGAATTTTGCCAAGCAAAGCCAGTGTGGACACCGGAGGGATACATAATGACAAGAAACCCTTATACCGCATTACCAAAAGATTGCACATCAATAACACCGTTCCAGTCTGTAAGACACGGTTGTAGATGGATGAAAGCAGTGGGACAATGCGGTCTTGCATTGACCGGTGGCGTGCCGATTTTCCAGGACTTTTATCAACGATTAATAGATATAAGTGGGAATGTTCAGGCGCTGAAGACGGAGGAAGGAAGAGAAAGTGGGATGGAAAGGTTGGCAAGGGATATGAAGAGAACCTACCAATTAATACATCCGAGGACACGAGTTTCCTTCTGGAGAGCCTTTGGAATAGAGCCAGACAAACAACTAGTGATGGAGAGTGAGTATAGGAATAGAGAATTCCGGAAAGAAAGCTCCCCTGACAACCACCCAATTAGAGACTTCCCAATTTAATTGGGGTTAATGCAGGGCAGATATTTACCATTAGATCCGCAATCGGTAATTAGTCTGACGGGAAATTACAACCCCGCTACACCCTAGTACAAGTAGGCCACTTAAAGGCGTGGGCACGAGCGAGCATCGAGCTACTTGACAAGACGGAATGGGGTCCTGATGTGTAACAGCCCAAAACTCCCAGAGTGCTAAACAGAATGCCAAGAGACTGCACGGAGCGCCTCCACTCGAACCTTAAAGACCACCATGATCAGCTAAAAATATAGTGCCAATAAATGTACAGAAATATATATAAAATATGCACAATAAATAATTATAAAATCCTGATTATAGCGTGGGAGAGTGAAGGGACATACAGGATGAACAGTCCCCGGAGCATAGGGTATCCCATACTATGCAAAGAAAGAAAAGAATGGCTCTGGTCAAGCCCAAAAAGAATAATGACCAAGCGAAGCGGAAGTCCCGCAAAACCCCCTTTGCCGATGTTGGCGAAATCCTTGGTGGTGCAGCAAATGCACTCACCGGTAAAATGTTTGGACTCGATCTCAAGGGCCCAGGCCGATGGCTTGGATCTGGAATTGGGTCAATCTTCGGAAGTGGTGACTACACGATCATGGGTCAAGCACCTCAGAACAATGTGCTCTTCAATTCGCGAGAGATTCCAAAATTCTCGAGTACTAGAGCAACTAATGTCATCTGTCATCGTGAGTACATCCAAGATTGGACCGGCACTGCAGCGTTTACGAACAGCAGTTATCGGCTCAATCCAGGAGATGTTAAGACATTCCCGTGGCTCTCTCAAATTGCTGAAAACTATCAGCAGTATAAGTTCCACGGCATTATCTTTGAGTTTAAACCCCTCATTACAGACTTTGTCACTGGTGGTGCTCCTGGTGTCGTTGTTATGGCAACTAACTATAACGCTAATGATCCAGCTTATGAAAGCAAACAAGATATGGAGAACTCAGAGTTCGCCGTTTCAGTTAAGCCAACCAACAATCTCGTCCACGGAATTGAGTGTGCAGTCGATCAGACCAGCACCCCAATCAAGTACGTTAGAAACAACTCAGCAGACTCGGGAGACGCTAGACTCTATGATTTAGGAACATTTCAGTTCGCTAATCAAGGCAGCCCAGTACAAATCCTTGGTGAAATATGGGTTTCTTACTGCGTAGAGTTCTTTAAACCCCAACAACCTGCAACGCCAGGTGGTTCTGTGTTTAGCGCTATCAACTACCGCAGTGGGCCGGGAAATGCCGACCCACTTGGAGCCACGTTCATCTCAACCTTAGGTAACATGAACTTGGCAACAACCAATAGAGACATCTTCTTCGATGCTCTACCAGAAGCTCACTACCTCATCGATATTGAAATTGTTGGATCATCCAATTCAGCATCTCAACCTACTGCCACCAGTCCCGATAGTACCTTAGTGTTTGTACCAAAGATTATGTCTACAATCGGCAATTTCTCAAACACTTCAGCCACCTTCACCACCGTTGGAAGTACCGTTACCGTGTCACACATATTCGCATATGTTAGATGCCAACGAACTTCACCAGGTCGCGCAAACTTAAATTTCGCGACCAATGGATTGGAACCCTTTGGAGCAGCTGGCACAGTCACAATAACTGTGACACAAGTCGATGAGACACTCTTTTAAGGGGGTATGCCCAGGGAATAAATTACATTAGTTTGTCGTTTATATGGTGAGTTACGGCACCAGGCCCCGAGTAAAGCGCGCACTAAGACGCGCTATAATAAGTATCGAAATAAGGGATCATTGCTTCACTGCCGTGGTCTATCAACTCAAGGCGAAGCTGACATTAATTTGTTGATTTCGTGGTGGCTGATGTCACCAAGTCCCCAATCAGGCGCGACTAAGACGCGCGATATTAAGTATCGAAACTAAGGGAATCTGGCATTAACTTGCTGGAAACTATCAGCCGTGTGATGGCTATAAAGGCTCACGTTTAGTCTGCGTCAGACTCGAAAGACGATCTAGTTGGAAACCAAGCGCCTTCTAGAATTGGACAGCTGGTACACACTAAAATCTTCGGTGGGCGGTGTGGAAGAAACATACGGATTCAAACCTGTTAACGTG